GTGTTTGATTGTTTAGATAAAGACAACATTTTTCTTTTTTTCACATTGGCACCCGGTGCGTATTTGAAAAACCACATATTCCATTCCGGTCCATTTCTCTTATTCATCAACTCTTTGAATTTCTCGGCTTTTTCAGCGCGAACAGTTTCTAATGTCGGTTGGGTTCCATAACATGAAATACTAAACCGTTTTAATAATCCTTTTTGTTCTAATCGGTTCTTCTGCTCTACATCAAATAGAAATTGTGACATGCATAAAATACGGTCTTTATCAAAATATATTTTATCGGCATAAATGAATGCCAAATAAAAGGAGAGCATTGTATCAATTGTCGCTACATTAATCTCTCGATTATTTATCTGAATCGTATTATAATTATGACATGCGACAGGTTCAAATATAAACGCAATAATCTCCTTTCCAATACCTATTTGAATATGTTTTGGAATAATATCATCGATTGAATCATGTTGAACTGTAGATACGTTCTTAAATCCCATCTCTTCCAGTTTTTCCCGAATAATAAGAGCCGAACGTTCAGGATTTTCAGATAATACATCAAAATCGGGAACGCGTTTTATTAACGATTGCTGTTTTTTATCCATATATCTCGAATATAATGAACTTGCATAACCCCCGAAAAAAACAACGCCTTGTTCTATAAACGAATCGCGCACTGCAAAATAGACGCGCTCGCTATCACTGGCATTGACGGTTTCGGTGCTTCTCTGAAAATCTATTTTATGACAGTCAAATGGTGGTTTCAATGGATAATATTTATTCAACAGCGTCAATCTTTTGAGAACCTTTTCCCATCGAGACACGTCTCCTGCAGGTCGAGAAAGTTCTAGAAACATTGACATTCTCAAATAATTAGGAGGTGCATATTTGATTCCAGCGACACTGATTGCGTCTTTTTTAATAGAATTATAAATATCAGGATGAAGTTGGGTAATATCTGCCATTGGAATGTAATTCACAAACACTTTATATGTGCCTTTATGAACTCCCGATTTCGCTTCTGTTTCTAAATATCCGGCCTTGTAAAAAATATCAGTCAACTCTTTCGCATCATTCATAGCATCGTTTGAAAAAAAGTCGTAATCTGGGACTTCAATGTCTCTATCATAAAACTGGGCGTATTTTGGCAATATGTTATTAATAGCAGTGCCACCGTAGCAAATTAGTTTTTTTCTGACTAAGAATTCCTCTAAAATTTGGATCATTCGCTTGACATCATCACTATTCGCTATTTTTTGTTTTTGGATTTCGTCAGTTTCATCTACGGCGTGTCTTAAAATAGCTAATTCACAATCTTCGAATGTCATTGTGTTATCGCATAATTCGGTGTTGTATTTTGCACCCTTTTTATACATGTAATATACTATATATGTATAAAAATATTATCTATCATTTATTATATACTAATCACTTGTGATTTTAGTTTGGATGTATCATGTGTAGTTGAATATGTGATGGCTTCGTCGATTTGAATAAATGCTGAACCCCCGGCGTCATTAAACATTGATTCATATTCACCTAGTTCAGATAATCCTGCGGTTTCATATCCGCCAATATAACTCGACATCCAAGCCATCATTGGTATGATATTACAACGGTTCTCATTAATAATCGTAAATGGGTATGGATTCATTGTGCTAATGGCATGTTTCGCGTCATATGGCATGATTTCTAGGAGCCCACTTTTTTCTTGAAGATCGCTCATATTTCCAATTGTAAATGAAGTAATTGATTTGTTTTGCGGACTCATATTTACCATGGCGACCAATTCCTTGCTTTTCGAATTCATTTTATTACTTCCCGTATCCATAACAACAATGACCTTTCTCATAATATCACTCATGGTCGAGTTTTCAGAAACCTTACCTTTGAATTGTTCCGATTCTATAATAGCTAAAGCGCGCTGTATTTGTGTATTTAATTGTATATTATTTCCTATTTTTTTATTGGTCGTTTGCGGATTATCTGTTGATTCAAGCAATCGATACATCGGCCGGATTTGAATAAAAAGAGGATCGCCAGGATTGGGAGCAGGACTTGCAAATGCATTCAATAATGTAGTCTTCAATGCATCACTTAGGGTGACATCTACATTTGAAATAGGTGGATAACTGCCAGTATCTGAAAATCCTACAACGGCCTCTTTTATATTACTTTCACTGTCGTAATAGACTTCAAAATCTATAAATCGATAACCGCGACTAAGCACATATATAATCATATCTGTCGATATTGCATTTCCATCATATGCAGAATTGATGGATGATTTTATATGAAATGTTCTCAATGGTTTGGATTTGTATTTCGGGTTTTTGGATGCATTTGAAAGATGTAGAGGCACGTTGTTTTTAGTAGCCATTTCAGCGACTTTTTTCGACTCGACGTCAATATTCGAAAAACCTTCGCGATTCATTTTTTGCATGATTAGGGACCGTTTTTGAAGAAGCCGATATAGAATATATATGACACATATTAGAAATATAAGTATGATTATTTTTTTGAGAATTGACATATATAGTATAGATATAGAAAATGAAAAATGAAAGAAAAAAGATAAAGATAAAGATGATAAATAAAATATACAAGTAATATAATATAACATATAATAATGGCAGGAGGATTACTAAATCTTATATCTACTGGAAATAACAACATTATATTAACAGGCAATCCTACAAAAACATTTTTCAAAGTCACATATGCCAAATATACTAATTTCGGATTACAAAAATTTAGAATTGATTATGACGGTTTAAGAGTTCTCAGGTTATCAGAATCGTCTACATTCACATTCAAAATGCCGCGATATGCAGAACTGTTGATGGATACATATGTGGTTGTCAATTTACCAACCATATGGTCGCCTATTTATAATCCTTGTATTGAAACCGGTAATATGTGGGCGCCATATGATTTCAAATGGATTAAGAACTTGGGAACAAGCATGATATCAGAAATATCCATCACATGTGGTTCACAGACCATCCAGAAATATAGCGGCGAGTATTTGCGCGCGATGGTAGAGCGCGATTTCTCTGCTGAGAAGAAGGATCTATTTGATAAAATGACTGGAAATGTGCCAGAATTAAACAATCCAGGGTCAGCATATGGTAGAGCAAACACATATCCATGTGCTTATTATAATAGCACATCTGCAACGGCGGAGCCATCTATTCGTGGAACCAAACTATATATACCAATCAATACATGGTTTACATTAGATAGCCGCTGCGCCTTTCCTATGATTGCACTCCAATATAATGAATTATATATCAATGTCACATTTCGTCCTATACAAGAAATCTTCCAGGCACGTGATGTATTTGACCCAGGAAACGATTTCCCACATATACAACCTAATTTCAACCTTCCACAATTCAATATGTTCCAATTCTTGCAGACGCCGCCAGAATATTTAACAGTGATTGATAGTGGGAATCATACAACAAATGTATGGAATTATCCAAATACGACAAACATATGGAATGCGGATATCCACTTATTATCTACCTATTGTTTTTTAAGCAGCGAAGAAACCAAACGATTTGCTGCAGAAGACCAAGTGTATTTAGTAAAAGACGTTTTTGAATATTCTTTTCAGAATATAACGGGAACACAGAAAGTTCAGCTTACATCTTCAGGAATGGTTGCAAATTGGATGATGTATTTACAAAGAAATGATGTGAATATGAGAAACGAATGGTCCAATTATACCAATTGGGCTTACGACCATATTCCGTCAGATATCCAAAATGCGCCTTATAATGAGGATACTGATTATGGGCCTGCATTTAATCTAGCAAACGCCGCATTACCAATAACGGGTTTATTCATTACTGGAAATTTAGCTCCTCAAAATCAAAAAGAAATTTTAGAGACAATGGCTATTGTTTTCAACGGCGATTATCGCGAAAATGTGCTTGAAGCAGGTGTATATAATTACGTCGAAAAATATGTTCGCACAAAGGGAAATGCAAAGGAAGGATTATATTGCTATAATTTTTGTTTGAATACAGACCCACTTGAATATCAGCCATCTGGTGCGATTAATTTGAGTAAATTTAGAATTGTTGAACTGGAAATAACGACTTATGTACCACCGTTTGATATCCAAAATATGTCATTTAATATTATTCGCGACTCGACAGGAAACCCGATTGGAACATCGAAATTAAATTGGCAATTATATGAATACAATTATAACATGAAGGTGTTTGAAGAACGATATAATATTTTGTCATTTATCGGAGGAAATTGCGGTATGTTATATGCGAGATAGTAAAGGGTTCAAATAACTCGATAATATATATTTCATATTATATATATTATGTCTACATGGAGAAAAAAAGAAACATTCCAAATGTCAGATTCATCAAATAATTTGGTTTCTGATAATCCAAATGAAAAAAATCAAAAAAAGATTAAAAAAAAACCACAACTCGAGAATTTCGCCAATATTCCAATGTTTGATGTGTTGAAGAATGAAAAACCCGTTATAGATGATTCGAATAAAAATGATTCGAATAAGGATGTTTCGAATAA